TCTTGCTTGTGCACAACGCGATGATGGCGATTGATGAGAGCACCACCATCAAGACGCCTGGCTCGGCCCGTAGCAAAAACACCGAGAAGGTGGGCCGTGGCGCGCGGTACAGGCGCATCCTCACGGGCTCCCCCGTTACCAAGAGCCCAATGGACCTGTACCAACAGTGTGCTTTTCTGTCCGATGACTGTTTGAATGTGAGCAGTTACTTCGTGTTTCAGGCCCGCTACGCCGTAACAGTTGAGCGCCAGCTAAACACCCACAGCTTCAAACAGATCGTTGGATACAGGCGCTTGGATGAGCTGAAAGAAAAGCTCGACCGGTTTGCGTATCGCGTGAAAAAAGAAGAATGTTTGGACCTGCCTGACAAGCTCTACGTCAAGCGGGAGGTGGACTTGACGCCCGAGCAGCTCAAGTACTACAACGAGATGAAGGCCTTTGCCATGGCCCAAATTGACGGTGGCTTGGTGAGCACTGTGAATGCGCTCACGCAACTCATGCGCCTGCACCAGATCGTGTGTGGCCACGTGAAGCTAGACGATGGCACTGTGATTGAACTGCCCAACAAGCGCATGGACGAGCTGCTGTCGGTTGTTGAAGAGACGGACGGCAAGCTCATCATTTGGGCCAACTACAGGCACGACATTGAAGCCATCAAGATGGCGCTTTCAAAAGAATATGGCATGAACAGTGTGGGCATGTACTACGGCGACACTGACATGGACGAGCGCAAGCGTGTGCTTGAAGAGTTTCAAAACTCAGACAGCGAGATGCGCTTTTTTGTTGGCAATCCAAGCACTGGCGGCTACGGCTTGACGCTCACGGCAGCCAACACAATGGTCTACTACAGCAACAGTTTTGACTTGGAAAAAAGGCTGCAGTCTGAGGACCGTGCACATCGTATTGGCCAGACAAAAAACGTCACTTACATCGACTTGATTGCCGTGGGCACCGTAGACGAAAAGATCGTCAAAGCGCTGCGTGCAAAGATAGACATCGCAACACAAGTTCTTGGAGAGGAATTTAAAACATGGCTGATTTGATCCCTTGGTCACGCGACTACGTGTACGAAAAACTTGAGCGAATCGACGCGTCTTCTGGACGTCTTTATGTCTTGCCAAATGGTGTACAGGTGCCCTCTGTGACTACTGTGCTCGACCGCACAAAGGACAAGACCGCGCTCAAGGAATGGGCCAACCGTATTGGCCAAGCGGAGGCTGACAGGCAACGAGATCAGGCGGCCTACATTGGCACGTGGATGCACGCCACATTGGAGTCTGTTTTGTCAGGTGACCCGTTGACCGTGGGCCGTGATTGGCAGGCCATGAAGGGCCACCAGATGGCGTTTACCTTGGCCAACAAATACTTCGGTGCAATATCGGCCATTCACGGCTCTGAGGTGGGTCTGTACTACCAAGACCGCTACGCCGGCACCACTGACTTGGTGGCCACCTATCGTGGCAAGTTGGCCATTGTCGACTTTAAACAGTCTGTCAAGCCCAAGCGCTACGAGTACATCACCGATTATTTTCACCAGCTTGCTGCGTACGCTACCGCACATGACTGGAAGCACGGCACGTCAATTGGCTATGCCGCTGTGCTGGTTGCAGTGCAAGACGGGACGACGCAGGAGTTCACGATTGCGGGCCGAGACTGGGACTTTTTCAAGTCCGAGTGGCTCGATCGACTTACTGCTTCGGAGGCTGCGCGCTCACCATTGGACTGACCGAGTCAAACGGGAAGAGTGACTGGAACATCGAGCGTGCGTTGGCGTTGGTCGGAGCATTACTGTTGCTACTTTGGCCAGCAGGCTTTGGTGCGGTGTCCATGAGCCCTTGCACGCCACGCGTGTTCGGTGCTTTTGGCAACTGACGCAACTGACGAGCAGCCTCTCCTTGCGGCGTGAAAGGAGACGTCTTCGCGGGTTTTTCATCCTGCGCTGACAGATAGTTTAGGGACGGGGTAACAGCGTTTTTTCCAACGGAGACACCCAAGGAGCCTAAGTAATTGATGACCTTGTTGGCAATGTTCAGCTGCTCTTTTTCAGTGCGCCCTTTTTGCAACAGCAGTGCCATGGCTTGGGGGTCCTTGACCGCGTTTTCTAAGATGGCTCGCACGGTGGCGTTGGGCAGGGCGTCAAAGATTTGGCGCACAGCTTTAGAGCCTGCTTGGGCAGCAATAATCGGAGCGCCGCCTCCGGCCCCTGCAGAGGCGCTTGTACCAATCTTTGCACCTACCACGCGCAGAGCCAAGTCAGTCACAGCATCCGCACCTTCAATCACATCCTCGTAGGGAATGTTGTTCTTCAAGGCGGTTTCAATGCGCGCCATTGGCGTGATGAGTTTTTTAAGGTTTGACATTTCTGTCAATGTCATCAAGCCGTTGACGCGCATGATGTTTACAAGCGACGGCTGATTACGTCCAAGCGGCTCAAATAAAGCTGTTGCATATGCATCAGGGCTGAACTTACCCGTCGCACTCATGCCTCCGGCTTTTGCATAGGCGTAGTCGTATAGCGAAGACTTGAGGCCCTCTATCGCATCAGGGCCCCCTTTCTTAGCCAGAGTTACAAGCCCGTTAATGCTCTTCATTGGAAACCGACCGCCCAAACCTTCAGCGATTATTTTGGTAGGGCTTTCAGCGCTTAACAGGCTGGCGAAAGTTGACTGGTTATTGGCCGCCTTAGACAACACGCTGTTTTCTTTGGCTACTTGGGTCAGCAAGTTGGACGCGTGGGCCGCGTCCCGCAGGTCGCCCATGATGCCCATTTTTTCAAGCAGCGGAGCGTTATCTTTAGCAAACGTGGTCAGCTTGTTAAAGTTAACCTTTTGGACATAGATGCCCTTGGCCTGATCAAAGACTGTTTCAAGTGAGTTTGCAGCGGCAAGGCGCAAAACCCTGTTATGTGCATCACGAACAGAGGCAACATTTCCTGTTGCAGCAACCGCCAAAGGCTTCAATTGCACGGCCTGTGGGCTGTCAACGCCAAACTTCTTAACCACTTCGCGGTACTGCGTGCGCATGAAGCCCACAGCGTCTTCAATCTCTTGCATGCGCAAGGCGGTCTGATCGGCATTGCCGCCAAACGCAGTACGCACCAAGGTCTCTGGAGGCACCCGATCCTTACCGGTCTTAGCCACTGCGGTCACTGTGTTGGCATAGGTGCGAGTGAACACGTCGTTCAGTGACCGAGAGAATTGGCGAGCTTGGTCATACATCGGGTCTTGGAGCGTGTCTAAGTCGCGCATCATGCCGTCGGCCATGTTGCTGTAGAAGCTGGCCTTGCTGCTGTCGCCTGCGCCCGCCGCATCGCGGGCCATCTTAAGCAAGGTGGAGCGGTAGTTCACCAAGTCTTGAACAGGTTGCTCTTTAATCGACGGCATGCCTGGCGTTAGTTCGTTATTCCTCATAACACTAACAGGCATTTCTCCGGTTTCCAAATACACGTTGGTTAGTTTTCCTTCTCGAAACAGCTTTACTGACTTCTCGCTTATGCCAAACGAATCCATGATCCTGAGGACTTGTGGAGGAATGTCCTTGAACAGCGCGGGGCCCATCTCGGAGGCCCGTGCAAGAAACGAATCAACAGTGTTAGAAGGCGTAAGGGACGGCGCAGAAATGGCGGTGAATGGAATCTGCTTAGTAAGCTCTTTGCCGTTGAACTGGTTAATACCCACCACAACGGGCTCATAACCAGTTTTTTTAACAGGCTTGGTCATGCCCTCTATCGTGGCCGTCCAAAGCTGGGACTCCACGTCGCGTGCTTCACGCAGGGCCAGCTCGGTCTCGTTCTTAACCAACTGGCCGATCTGCTGACGAGCTTCGGGGGTGTCTTTGGTAATCTTGGCGATTTTGCGAGCGGCGTTGGCGTCGGCCAACGACAAACGCGTTTCAATCATGTTGTCAAAGCGCTTTTTCTGCAACTCTGCTACAACCACCAACGCCTGAGGGTCGCCAATTTTTTGCAGCTGTTCAATAAGAGCTTGGTAGGCCAAGGCCGCTGTTTGGCCTTGCTTGGTGGTCTCGCCCCCAAATTCAGCACGATGATTACCAAGCGACGCTTCCAAATCCATCAAGGCTTGGCTGCCGGTTTTCTGTCCAGAGGTCGGCGTGGGCACCGAGCTGGGCAGCTGGGCGCGCAACGCTTTGAGCAATGCCTCTGGGTCCTCGCCGCTTTTGTTCAAAGCGTCAAGCAGCAAATTGGCGGCTTTCTTTTCCAACGATGCACTGCGGTTGCCCGTGGCGCTTTTAACCGAAGAAAGCCCTGTTTTGGCAATGTCCACGGCGCTTAACAGCAACTTGGTGGGGTTCACTAAACCTACGCCAAGCTCTGCTGTAAAACGCACACCCTCCTGCCCTGGACGGTATGCCTCTGCAGTTCCCCCTGCCACACCCATGCCGGCGGCTGTCACGCCCTCGGTAGCCATAAAAACGCCTGGGCTGCGGCGCGCTGTCTCGCCCATGCCTGAAATAAACTTAGCTACACGGCCAGCGGTTGGGCCGGCGACAGGCAAGTAGAACGCAGCGGGGGCAGTCGCAATGGATGAGCCAAAGGTCTTGCCGCCTTCGCGGTAAGGCACGAGTCGTGGGTCGGTCTCCTCGGGGATAAGACCCTCGGTCGCCTGTCCAGCTTGATAACCAAAATAGCCGCCAAGTGCGGTGGTGACCAAAGGAATGCCTGCGGCAAAGCCCCCGATAAAGGGTGCTGACTTTGCGGCCAAGGGCATGCCTATTCTGAAGCCCGATAAAGCCCCGGCTACTGTCGGCGAATCACGAAGCGCGCCGGCAACAGTGCCTTTGGCAATAGTGCCCGCAATGTCGCCGCCAGTGATCTCGGGCGGCCCACCTGTTGGAAACATCGTGTCCAAAGAAGGTCCCGAAGCCGCTCGCCCTACCGGAGCGGGTGCAGGCGCGGCCTCGGGCGCTGTTCCGCTGGGAAACAACTCATCAATGCTTGGTGGTTTTGCCATCTGGTTACCTCGTGGGTCCATCAAACTTGGGACGCAACTCTTTAAACCCAGTCTGCGGGTTCATCACAATGTATTCACCGGGAGGAAGTGTCTTCCACACGCTTGGGTTAGTAATTGTGCGCTGTTGGATGCCCAGCAGTTCCCGCACAGCGGTAATCTCTTCGAGCTTTTTTGTGGCAGCTTGACGTGCAGCAATGCCCGTCTTTTTCATGTCTCGAATGCTTGCCGTCTTACCCTCAATGCCCTCAAGCACGTTGTCTAGCGCAATAATTTGGTTGATGTAGCCGTTCTTGTTGGCAAACATCCGTGGGGCCAGTTTTAGCTCGCCCAAAATTTGCTGACGCTCGCCTTCGGCAAACCGAGGGTTTTCCTGCAAGGTGTTAACGACGCGGTTGGTCATGCTGTCCAGCATTGCAGTGCTTTGTTGGAACTCTGGCCCGATCTTGCCTGCCGCGTCCAGTGGTACGTTACGCGCAACACCCGCCACCAACACAGGCACAAAACCGGTGCCAGTGGCTGCCAAGTCAAAGAAGCTGGACTTAGTGCCGGTGCGGGCAGCTTGAAAGACCTCGGGTGGAACGGCATCCTCTGTCAGTCCCACATAAGCAGGGGCAGGCGCTGATCGTGTTGTTCTTGCGCCGCCGACCACAGTCGACGGAACTGGTGCACTACCAGGACGGCGGCTGTTCAAAGCCCTCACCACAAAATCAGGCAGTTCATTGCGCTGTATGCGTATGGACTTGAGACCTGTTTCGGGGTCAGTAGACTCAGTCTCAGTTTTTTGCGTGTAGTCCGTTATCGCCGTCATAAACGTATTTTCCTGCTCTGGCAGCATCGAACCTGCCTGATACAACGGGGCAAATTGAATAAGGGTGTTCAGGATGTCGCCCTTGGTGCCTTTACCCAAGGGGCCTGCTGTTTTTTCTCCGGCTTTCTTAGCATCAACCTTTGCTTGGGCACGAAGCACTTCATTGATCAAGCTGCCCTTGCGCTTTTGCAGCTCAGTGTTCTGCGCAGTGACCTGGTCAATGTCCTTCTCGCCTTGTTGCAGTGCCAAGAGCTTGAGCTGGCGATCAATCTTGCCAATTTCATCAATGCGCTTGCCCATAGCAGCGGGCAGTGTGCGCGTGGCCCCGGCCAGGCGTGACAAGAAATTGCCGCGCAGGGGTCGCCCTGAGTCGTCCACGTTGCCAGCAAATCCAAAGGCCCGTTGTCCGAGGTCAAACAACATCTGCGCCTCAGACGCGCCTCGGTCTGCGCCTAAAAGGCTCGTGTATTCAGGTAGGCGTGCTTGCATGGCCCCTGACAAAGTGGGCGCTACAACCGGCTTTTGGTTAAACAGCCCCATAGAGGCTCTCTTTGCCGCAGCCACCATGTCCGGCGGGTACAGTGATAATTCTTCAGAAGGACCTTGTCCAACAGGGGTCACGCCTTCTTCGTCAGACCCTGTTTGAAAATTTTGGACGTACCCGCCGCGCGCCATGCCAATGGGCGGAGGCATGCCCATGTTAGGAGGCATGCCCATGTTAGGAGGCATGCCCATGTTAGGAGGCATGCCCATATCAGGAGGCATTGGGGGCATGCCCGAAGCGCCGCCCATGCCGCCGGCCATTAGCTCGGCAATGCCACCTTGTTCAGGTGGAGGCGGGGCCATGCCCATGTCAGGAGGCATGCCCATGTCAGGAGGCATTGGAGCACCGCCCATGTTAGGGGGCATGCCCCCCATCATCGGTGGCTGTGGCCCTTGAGCCATGTCTTGTGATTGGGGAAGCGCGCCAATACCGCCACCGCCCTGCTGTGCAAGGATAGGCTGCAGCATTGCAAGCACTTGCTCAGGGGTTTCAGTAGCGGCTTGATAGCCAACGAGGTCAGCCAACTCATCGCGACGAGCATCGACAGAGCGCATGTCGCCCCGCAAGTTGTTCATCAGGATTTCAGGAGAGTCAGGACGACGCTCCATCATTGTCCGAGGACCCTCTTCTTCGTCATCGCCCTCGTCGCCTTCATCTTCCATGAAGTCCATGAACCCTTGCATGATCCCCATGTTTTCGATGTCGTCGTCTTCTCGCATCATCTTTTTGTTCATATTGACCTCTTAAAAAAGACCAGCTTTTTTCGCGCCAGCGAAAGTTGAGAGTCCTCCCAAACCAACGCCAACAGCTTGTTGGAACGGGCTTGCCGATGGCTGGCTTGCCACTGCCGTAGACATCTGCGTAGACGGTGCGCCTTTGTAAATGTCGGACAAGAAACCAGCCTGTTGGTAAGGAGCGTAGATTTTTTGCAGCTCGGTGGCACGCTGCGCGTCCAATGTCTGCTGGTTAAACGCCTGCTGCGCTTGACCGGTGTTGTACAAGAAGTTGATGTCGCCTTGCTGCAATGCCTGAGCCGTTTGGCCCAATGCGCCTTGTTGCACGCCAAGCTGACCCAACTGGCCACCCAATTGACCCAGGCCTTGAGCAGTCTGTTGGCCAATGCCAAACTGTTGACCCGCCAATGCGCCAATCCCTTGGCCAAGCCCCTGGTACTGCTGTGCTTGCTGGCCGTAGATACCGGCAGCGGTTTGGGCAGCTTGATTGCGCGCTTGCCCCTGTTGCAGCATCAAGTTGGAAATGTTTTGATTAATTGAGGCCTCTTGGCCGGCCAGAGCGCCGCCCTGAGAAGCCAAGTTGCCGTATTGCTGTGCGGCCTGTAAGTACTGGCCGGCTGCGCCTTGGCCAAGCTGCGCCTGCTGCACGCCGAGTTGACCGAGGCCCTGCCCTGCTGCGGCTTGCTGCTGTGCCAAGTTGCCATAAAGACCTGCTGCGGCTTGGCCAAGCTGCGCCTGCTGTGTAGCTTGTTGACCAACTTGAGTGCCTGCTTGTACGCCCAAGCCAGCTTGCTGTGCGGCCAACTGTGCTGCCTGCTGACCCAATTGGCCCTGCTGGCCCGCTGTTTGAGTTTGCAACTGCGCGGCCTGTGCAAGTTGCTGTGCAGCACTCTGTCCAAGTCCTGCCTGTTGGGCAGCAACAGAAGCCTGCTGACCCCCAAGTTGGCCAATCCCTTGGCCCGCTTGCATCTGACGGCCCTGCTGTTGCTCAAATGCCTGCATAGCTTGCGCCTGCGCCTGGCTGTAGCCCTGCGACAAGAGGTTGGCAATCGTAGCGCCTTTCTGGTCCATCAGATTGCGCTCCATCTCCGCACGTTGGATGCCCTCTCGCTCAGTTCCAAACGCCCCAGCTCTCACTGCCTGAGCTGCCAAACCTTGCCGGGAAAGTGCGCCTTGGCGATCTATCTGCTTCATTGTTTCGTCAATAACTTGCTGACGATAAGGGTCCATGAAGCTCTGAGCAGAGGCGGGGTTGTAGCCCTGAATGGCCCCGCCAAGCTGACCAATGCCTTGTTGGATTGTGCTCTGCGCCTGCTCAAAACCAGGTTGTGCAGCTGCAAGACGTGCCTGCTGCGCAGCTTCGTAAGCATTAGTTACGCCTTGGCCAAAGCCTCCTTGCTCCGCCGCTTTTGCAGCCATGACAGCAGCGTCCTGCCCTTGGCCAAGTCCTTGGCTAATCAAATTTTGAGAGCCGCTAAAGTCAGCGCCGCCAGAGCCAAGAGCTAGTTGTTGCGCTTGAGTCAGTCCGCCAATCCCTTGGGAAATTGCAGTCGTTGCAGGTGTAAGGTCTGCCTGACTTGACAAGGCTGCCATGTTTTGACCCGTGGCCAGTGCTCCGAGGCCCGTGTTCAGGTCTGCCCGCGCATTGCCAAACTGGCCAGTGGTGTCGGAATCTGCTGCACGCTGCGCGGCCAAGTCCAAGTAGCCCAGGCCTTGGTTGATTTGACCAATGCCAGAGGTGACGTTGGCTGCTGCCCCACCTGCTTGGCCCATGGCGGTTTGAGCGTCAGTGAACTGCGCACGGGTATCAGCCCCGCGCAGGATGTCAGCGGCTTCACCCGTGGTGGTGTATGCCGACCCCAGTGCTGTGTTGGCGTTAGTCATGTAGGGGTTAAACGCCCCTATCCCTTGGTCTCTAGCGGCCTTCATTGCCGCTAGTTGTTCAGCGGAGAAGCCTGCTACTTGATAGCTAGGAAGCTGTTGTGCAAGCGTCTGAGCCCCAGGTGCTTGGTTGAAGGCCAGTGCCTGGGCTTCTTGCAGTAGCTTGAGCTTATACGCTTCAATCTCCGGGGCTTCCCGGACTATTTGTTGTTCTGTTCTAATTTCTGACATTTATTTCCCCTTGACGGCTCCGCCTTCGAGCATTTTCATCATCTTGTACATGCGAGCTGCGCCTTTGCGACGGCTGCCGCCTCCGGCGTTGCGCACGGCCTTGGCCGTAAAAACGAACTCACCGTCTGACAGCATCGCGGGAATGTCATCCGAAACCCCAGTGCCGGGGCCGTTGATTGGGCCTTGGCGACGTGGGAAGTTGGTCATTTTGGCGTCACCGCCCTTGGCCATACGACGGGGCTGGCCGTCAGGGCCGTAGATGATGGGAACACCGTACAGGCCTGCGACGTTATAGGGTTGCGCTACGCCAGCAGGGCTGTTGGTGACGCCCATAGGAATTACTGTGCCGGGCTGGCCGATTGGAATAGTGCCGTACGACGGGGTAGGCACGATTGGGTTTTCCGGTGTCGTAGGCTTGGTGTAGGTGCTCAGGCCACCCCTGAATTTATCAGGGTTGTCCCTGATGTAATCACTGCCAGTGTAGTTCCGATCAAACGCAGGGTTCGGGTCGGCCGGCTCTCCCTCCATGCCCCCGGCGGCGGCTACGACGGCAGTGCCTGCAAGAGCGAGTGGGCCGTACTTGGTAAAAATACCCGCGTCTGCTGGCAAGCCAGGTCGGCTGGGAGAGAGGTACTCGCCATACAGGTTTTTTGCACCCGTGACCATGCTGTCAATGAAGCCCGGTTGCGCGCCTTGGGGCACGCTTGACAGACTGTAATTAGCAGCACCGCTTGGCATTATTGTGCGAGGCACTGAAGCATTAAGACCTGATGCGGAGCCACCAAAGCGAGTGCCCGTGCCGGTTGCAGCGTCTATACCAGGAACTGGAGCAGGAGTTCCACCAGTCATGCTGTAGTCAGCTTTAAAGTTACCGGCGGAGTCAAACCCTGCAGACTGGCCGGACGCGTTCATGCCAGGCACTTTTAAGCCACCGCTGTATTGTTTGTCGGCCAACATGGGCAAGTCTTTCGCTGTTGGAAGAGGGCCAGAGGCCTCAACAGGGCCAGTGAAGCTTCCCTCGCCCGTAAAGTTGGGGTCTCGCATTTGAGCATCGCTAACAGGGCCAGTGGAGCTTCCCTCGCCCGTAAAGTTGGAGTCTCGCATTTGAGCATCGCTCTTTGAGTTCAACCCTTGCAGCGCTGCTGCTGATGCACCAGAAATCAGACCCATTCTTAAAGCATCTTGGGTGCTCATGCCGCCCAACTTGCCGATACCTGCACCGATTAAGCCGGTTGTCAAGCCTGTATTCAAGGCACTGCCGGCTGCGCCAGGTAAGTAACCACCAACCGCCGACAGGGGGCTTGTGCCCATGATCGTGCCGCCGCCGCCAATGTAGCCCATAGCACCAGAAATTAAAGCATCTTTAACTGATCCGCCGCCCAAAAGTGTTGTACCTGCGCCCGCAAGGCCTGCTGCAGTGCTCATTGAAAGGCCCACGCCTGCTGGCCCGAGGACCGTGGCCAATGCAACTGTAGCCAAGATGCGCCCAACAGGGCTCTTTACCACGTCCTTGACGACGTTCACAACACCCTTGACGACGCTCTTGGCCGCATTAAAGATTTTCTTAAGAAAGAATTCCGGCAGGCCTGTAACGGGATTAATCGTGCCCGAGCCTCCGCGTCGGCGCAGCAGTTGTGCCTCTTGCGGCGTGATGTGCGCCAGCATGGTATCGCCGTTGCGGCCTTGGCCAGCCAAGTACGACGCCACATCCGCCAAGCCGCCAGAGGCCATGCCCATGGGCTGCAACCCTTGAACAACAGGCGACATATTCATGGGTTCTTGGGCACCCGCGCCCTGCATCTGCCGCATCTCTTGCAGCACCACAAGCATTACGCCAATAAATTCAGGATCATATTCTTCAGGCATGTCTCCTTCATCAAGGGCATCTGCCTTAATCAAGTCTTGAAGCAAGCTTTTATATTCGCTGGGGTTTTGACTAATGTATTCAAAAACCTGAATAAGCATGTCAAGCTGCGCAGGCGCGAGCTGAAGGTCACCAATGTTTTGACGGATGGCTTCTTTTAGAGCAGCATCCTCGCCAGGGTTGACCATACCGAGCGCGGTCATCGCGGCATCGTAGGAGTCCGCGCTGGTGACTGTTTGTTGCTGCTGTTGGGCTTGTTTGCCCTCCATGCCCATGCCTTGAGGCAAGGCCATGATTCCTTCATTTGCCATGATAGTCCTTTCCAATTTTTGACGAAGGCCTCACGGGCCGCGCGCCGGGAAAGGACGCGTTGATGGCAATATTATCCATTAAATTCTTAACTTCTGTCTACTAAAAGAGCGCTTACAACAACGTAAACACTGCTTTGCGAAGATGTGACCACTAACGCGTCAAGTTGCTCAAGCACTAGAGGGCCCGCGTTCCAGCCGGCCAAAAGGTCTACATACTTGTTAGAGGCTACCGCTTCCAAAGGCACCAGATAGTGCGTTCCGGTTCCGCTAGGAGAAAAGGTAACGGTTATATTGGTGCTTGCCGCGTTTGTGTTTGCTATCCAAATAGATTTGACGATAGCCGTTGTGGCCGCAGGAACCGTCAATACAGTATTTGCAACGGCTGAAACCAAGGGTTCTTCAAACCGTTTATATGCGTTTCCCATTATTTTCCAAGGAACCAAGTTTGTGCTTGATCCTTGTTCTCCGTAGTTATAGGCGTGTAGGTGCTGTTAAGCTGCGCGATAATCTGCTCAAGCGAACGCACAAGCTGATTGAACTCCCCAGGGTCGTAGTCCTTGGAAGCATTGGGCAAGCGGACGTTGTTAATTTTGCTCATCTCAGGCCGTCTGGTTGAATGTCCACGCGCATCGTACCAAAGCGCCAATCGGTGTCTACAGCGTCGCTCTCAATTCGAAGCTGAATTTGACGGCCTCGGGCCCTTGTGTCTACCTTTTGGGTAGTTGGCGTGATCACGTAAGGGTCAAGCGAACTGGGGGATGCAGTGGCTTGAGGGAAGGGGCGAAGCAATAGATGCACAGTGAGGCTGCCCAACTGATCTTTAAAATCTGGTATAAACCTGCTCATCAGCAGCATGTTGTCTCCGTCCCCAATGTCAAAGTACCCCGACCGGATATAAGCAACAATGGCCTCGCCATCCCCGTTATGACCCGTTTCTTGGCTATACATCTGCGATCTGCCCTCAGTCAGCCCGTAGATGGTAGATATGGTATCCGCAGTGCTGGTCGGGTCATAAGAGGCGGCAAGGGGACGGCTGAACGTGCCTTGGTCGGTCCAGGTAGTGCGCGCCATTGTTCCAATTGACCACACGTCCTCAAGGTAGTTGTAGGTCACGAAGCGGTCAATGTAATCACTTGTAAATGAGCAGTACCACCATGTAACTTCATTAAACTGCGAATTTACCCCAACGTAAGTCTTCTGACTTTGTACAATGTTGATGTCTTTGTACACGTAGTCTTGAACGGTAGACGGTAATTTTTTCACCGTACCGTTAAACACGTAAAACGCTTCTTTGCCCATCCAATACGCTACACCGTTGACGTCCACCGCAGCATGCGGCCCAATGCAGCCGCAATTGGAACCAAGCTGTTGGAACTCAAACGTGAAGGTAGGGCCAACGTACTGCTGCCCGTGGAGCGCGGTGTCTGTAAAAATCAGAATCTGCCCTCTTGAACGGAGTGCGGAAACGATTCGATTGCCGTCTGTCAGCCGTTTGCTACCTGCAGTGTTTGTTGCCGATGCAATAAAGTTTCCAATGTCTTCCTGAGTTGAAAACCGCACAAACATGGGGTCTTGCGTAGTGGGGTCTCCCACTGTTGTCTCCGTGCCAAAGCATACCAAGTGCCTGTCCGGTGTTGACACAAGCGCAAAGGTGCTCTTTGTAGGTGCTCCTACAATGGTGGTGGCCCTTCCCCCGACGCTAGGAGACCACTCAAAAATACTTCCATCTACGCGCTGCAAGATCAGGTCTTGGCCATAGGTATCGAACTGCCATACGTCAGAGAAAAGAGTCAGACTAACGGAGGCAGGGCGTGGAGTGCCCCAGGTAGAGGCTCCCCACGCGCCTGTTCCCCAGCCGTAGTCGGAGTAGCTTACGTCAGGGCCCACTGAGATTTGGTAAGCTGCAGTGGCGCTTCCTGTTGCAGAGACGGTTGAAGATGCTGCCTGTGGCGACAAGATGGTGTACTCGTCTGCCGTATTTATCGCCTGTATTTCAAATTCAGCAGTAAGGCTCGCGTTGGTAATGCCTCCGGGGTTTCCGGTGACGCTTGAAAAAGTTACAAAATCCCCTACGATCGCTCCGTGGGCCACGTCGTTTACTGCTACCGTAGTAGAACCTGAGGTTGTGTCAAACGTGACAGAACCAGTGGCCCTGATAGGTGTTACATCTGTCCAAACGCCCCCGGAAAACACGTATACCTTGCGGGTCGTGCCAACGGCCGCGTAGGGCACTCCATCAAGGGAATTCCAGGTAAAAGTGCATGTTGCCATGCCCACAAGGTATAAGGGTATGTTGTCAAACGGTATCCATCCGCCAATCTTCTCAGGCAGGCCATACCGAAAGCGAACGTAATCGCAATCGACCCAGCCGCCTTCCGAACCGTATTCGGTATTCTGCTTGTCAATGCCCGGCTTGAGAAAGAGTCGAAGAAGTGCCATTACCTAAATCCTGCGGTTTTCTTTGCTATTTTTTTTGGTTGAGCTACGAACTGCTTACCAGCCGCCTTGCCTTTGCGCTTGGCTTTGGTCGTAGCTGCATATTCCGCAGGGGACAAAGACTTGATAGCTGCTTCAGGGAGATACCGCTCACCCGTTTTTGACGAAGGCTTCCCCGACTTAGTGCGCCATTTCTGGTCGCCCCAGTTTTTAAGAGAAGTCTGTGGAGCTTTCAATCTCTGTAACCTCCGCCCGCTTTTTTATAGCGCTGCGCTACCATCTGGGCTTTTCTCGCTGACCATTGCCCTGCTCCAGTGCCTGCGGTGGCCTCTGCCTTCACAGCGTTAAAAATACGTTTGCGCAGTTCTGGCTTGGTGTAGTTGCCCGCAGCGTTGACCGTGGACTTTGCTTCTCCACCTGCCTTGAATGAGGCGGTTTTAGCCGCATTGGCAAAATCACTTTTCTTAGGGGCACCTTTGGCACCGACACTGCGCATCTTTTCGCCGGAGCCTTCGGCAATGCGTTTTTTCTTTGCAGCGATGTTGGCATACAAACCGCCGCCTGCACTTTTCTTTACTGGAGTTTTCATATCAACCCACGTTCCGTTCAAAATGAGGGCAATCGACAAGCGACTTGAAGTTCCCGCCCCAGCGATTTTTGGGGTTCAAAGTCTCCCAGTAAGCACCCAACGGCGCAAGGATGCTCTTGTCCCATATTATCCGCCCATCTTTGAAGAAATTCAAGTCAATGGCGCATCGTTTCAAATGGATTGAGTTGAGGGTCTTGGAGCGACCCGTCTTGACGTAGATAGCCTGTTGTTCAGGCGTACGGGCAAGCTCCCCGCCAGTGACTAGAAAGCCTTGTTCTGTGGCGTATTGGATCAGCTTGCACATATCCAACAGGAATGCGGCTTGTTCAGTATTAAGGCTCATTTTTTCCTCATTTCTGCCAGCTTCTCGACGGTACGGCCTCCAAAATAGGCCCCCATAATCAGCATCCCCCAATTCCCAAGCAGGGTGACGTAGGACTCATTGGCGTTGTAGTTAAACGCCGACATCATGGCAAACAGAAAGTAGCCAAAGAAAATGGCTATAAGGCTCATAGGGCGGATATTTTTGGACAGCCAAGAGTCACTGCTCATGTCGGCTTCCCAGCGGTCTGTAATGTTGTCAGCGTCGTTCTGGGCGGCTTTTGCCAACAACTCCATCTCAGCTAACTCCATCTTGGCTTTTTCAATGCCAAGCTCAAGCAGGCGCTCTTCGTGGTCAAACTGAAGCTGTCTTAGATTGGACACGTCCTCGGGTGTGGGGTTGTCTGGAATCTTTACGCCAAGCGTTTTCTCTACAACTTCCTTACCCTTGGCTTGGATTGCAGACGACAGTAACCCCAAACCGTTTTGGGCAAGGCTACCAAGGAGGGATGCAACTATGGGGATCATCTTTTTTCCTTTTCCTCTAAGTTCTTCAACAACTTTTCAATTCTTGCCTCTGTACGCTCTGTCTTTTTGTTCAGCGCCAGTGAATCAAAGTACAGCATCACCATCAACGGCATAAACAGGCAAATCAGAATCATCAACAACATTGCAACAACTATGTATCCCGATTCAGGTGAATGGCGTACATCAAGGCCCAAATTTCTAAAATTACCACCAGAACCGCCCCAAAAATTAAAGCGTCGTTTTGTAACCTGTCGATCATTTGCTGACGTTTCCATTTTCTTTTCCGTTCTGCTATCACCTCTTGCTTTATCTCTTCATCATGCTTTTTTGCAAGTCTTTTAAATTCCGCTTCGTACCTTGACCAGACTGCACCCAAGGCTGGGTCGGTGTGGTAGACCAAAAACTCACGCAACTCAACCGCTTGGCGCTCAAGTTCAATCTGGTTGAACACGTTCTCAAGAGCCTGAGCCTTGAGCGATTTTTCCTTTGGCGGGTTAAGTTCTTGACGCTTGACTTCTTTTTTTACTTCCTCATGCGCCTCAAAGAACTGCCCAATGAATCCTGAAATCTCCTTGGTTATCTTGTAAAGGTCAGAGCCTGTGGCTTTGGCATCCTTATACAAAGAAATACCTTGCTTAATTCCAGCAATTGCGGCGAGAGCAAGGGTAATAGGTTCAATTTTATTTTCCCTTTACATCGTTGCTCCCGATGCAGCAGGAACCGTCGTAATCTCGATTGCCACTGACTGGTTTAGGTCCAGTGGCTGCCCGCAATCGGCGCAAGTGTCTGCGTCAATTTCGGATTGATCAAGGTCGTAGCCGCACGCGCCGCAGAGAATTTCTACGGCGTGTGCGGGCTCAATGTTGCCGTCAGGCAGCAGCTTCGACGGGTTTTGCAGTTTCATCGGATGCGGGTGCCTCAGGCACGCTAGTTTGTGGGGTGGCTTCTCCGTGCAACGCGGCAACCAGCTGGAAAACCTCGGTGTACGGACGCGAGCCCAGGTAGTTCAAGACGTTGTTGATTAAAGCCAAGGAAAGTTCAATTTTTTTGTCGTTCACGGTTTCTCCAAAAGCGCCGCTGAAATGGGGCAGCGGCGAAGACCCCTATCAGCCTAGACGATAACAAATAAAGGTGTTTGCAGATGTTCTTCTAAAACGTAGTCGTGCAGTTGTTGCCGTTGTAATACTTAATGAACCAACAAATGTTACGTTTGTATTTACGGCAAGTGTGATTGTCCCGGAAGCTGTATTAATGATGAAAAAGTCATAACCAACATTTGATGCTGCCCAAGTGGTTACGGCCTCCAAAGATGTCCCGTTAGGTACTGTTATTGTGTATGACGTACCACTAGCTGTGATAATTTGCGATTGGATATTGGCTGTGGTTAGTGTAGTAGCACCGGCAGTAGTTGCAGGGGTAGGAGCATAAGGCATGACTGCCCCTGTCTGCATTTGCATATTGCCATTAAGGTCAATAGTTAAACGAGTTGTCGCCGCAGTTTCTGCTTCAATTGTAGAAGTACTAAATTTCCATCCGCCAGAACTTGCCGTGCCGGGAAGATAAAACACCCCTTTTCCAGTAGCTACTGCAAGATTATTACCAATTGAAATTGAAGAAGCCGAAGTTGCTATGCCAGATGTACCTACACATAAAGTACCGTCTCTTAATGTCATTTGTTTGGTTGTTACAAGGTTCCCCGAACTTGCGGCTGAAAAATTAAGTTCCGCCGTATTGGCCCCCGGACTTTGTGACCATATCCTTGCTGCATCGGGGTTGTTAACGGAAACGTCATTTATACCAAACTGAAGCATTGCCAAAGCACTGCCCCCGGATAAGTCTTGAATAGATATTCTTGCAGCACCGCCCCCGGTTGTAGAAGCAACTGTCAAAAGTCCATATGTACTTGGCGTGGTAGTACCGACTCCCACATAACCTGTTGTGTTGCCCGTAGGCAGTGTCCCCGCAATATTACCCGTGGTAGTTGTAAGGCTGAACGAATTAGTTGTTGAGGTAAAGTAGTTTGCTTGAGTGGCACTGGTGTTTGCATACCAAATTTGATAGGATTTGGCCCCCGTAACGGCGGTCCATGAGACTGCAATTGAAGATGTTGCACCGGTTGTCGTAACAACAGTGGACTCAGTACTTGCAACAGTTGTACCGCCCAATCCATCAACAGCAACAATCACAAAGTACCAAGTGTTTGCAGCAAGAGAGCCGCCTGATGCCGATCCAACTGCTGTCGGTGTAGCGGGTGTACTGAGTGCCGTAGATGTATAGCCAATCGTTCTTGCCGATCCTATTACATCGAGTTTGTAAGAAGGGGAAGTGGTGCCAATACCTACATCACCAGTGGATGTAATACGCATAGACTCAACACCACCCTCAGTAAAGGCAATAGTGTCAGCGGCAGGGAACCATATACCTGTGTTGGTGTCGCCTGTTGTGGTGATGGCAGGCAACAACGCTGTTCCAGCCTGCACGGTTGTTACACCTGTAGCTGACAAAGTAGTGAAAGCTCCAGTGCTTGCCGTTGTTGCACCTACAGACATATTGTTTATCGTGCCAACACCTGTAGAGGTAAGGGCAAGAGTAGGCGCATTAGCCGCAGTCAACGTAATTAAGTTGGTATAGGCTGTACCATCCACATCATAAGCAGCAAGGGCAAGTGTGTTGGCGGCTGTCTGAGCAGACCGAAGTACTGTGCCAGTTACAAACTGTCCGTTTACGGTAATGGTATCTGCTACCGCATCACCAATAGTTGTATTACCGTTTAGCGTAGTCGCTCCAGAAGCAGTTAGCGTGGTGAACGCACCAGTAGAAGCTGTCGTTGCCCCAATAGACATGTTGTTGATTGTGCCCGTACCTGTTGAGGTCAACGCCAGCGTTGGCGCGTTAGCCGCAGTCAACGTAATAAGGTTGGTGTACGCAGTGCCGTCCACGTCATAAGCGGCAAGGGCGAGTGTGTTGGTTGCTAATTTTGCAGACCGAAGTACCGTGCCCGTGACGTAAGAAGCCGCTTGAGTGATGGTGTCAGTATCCGCGTCACCCAAGGTCACGTTTCCAGTAGCACCCAAGGTTGTAAACGCCCCAGAACTGGCTGTAGTTGCACCTACCGTAGCGTTGTCAATCGTGCCGCCGTTGATGTCAACAAAGTCAAACATCTGGATGACGTTTGTGCCATCAACATACAGGTGAGCTTTGCGGCCAGTTGGAACGGTAATGCCTGTGCCTGCCGAGGTCTTGACCGTAATGCTTTGAGAGCCCGTGGTGTTGTTTTGGACAATGTACTGTTTCTGAATTGTCGGAACTATCAGCTCTCGCGTAACAGTCAACGAAACTGCTGACGTCACGTTGAGCACCAGGGCCCGCGCTGCTTGAGACGCGTTGCTGTCCGTCAGCGTAATAGTCAAGTTGGCGTCTGATGGGTAGCTTGGATTTCCGTAACCAACAATGGACTGCTCAAGCGCTGTGCCCAGGTTGGTGTTCGTAGTCGTGCCCCAAGAACCCGAGTTCTCGCCCGTGGCCATCAACTCAATCTTTAGGTTTGTGGAGTAGGTACTTGCCATTTCATTTCCTCTATGGAGTTATTTGTGTCCAGGCCACCGTGTTTGCATCGTTTACTGCCACCCATCCCGGCGACTGAGCAGAGCTTATATTTTGCCAGTTTGGAGTTTGGTTGTCATCCACCAAAGACCAGATTACTATGCGAACAGAACCGACTTCTCCCGTTGCCTGCACGCCCGTGACGGAAACATCTGTTCCTTCCTCAACCGTGACAGAGCCTACCTGGCCCGTCGCCTGCAATCCCGTGACAGTGACGTTAGCCGTCCCCGTAACGGTGACTGACCCGACTTGGCCAGTAGCCTGCAATCCCGTAACAGTAACGGCAGCCGCCGCTGTAACCGTGACAGAGCCTACCGCGCCCGTCGCCTGCAACCCCGTGACAGTGACGTTAGCCGCCGCTGTAACCGTGACAGAGCCTACCTGGCCCGTCGCCTGCAGCCCCGTAACAGTAACGGCAGCTGTGCCTGTAACCGTGACAGAGCCTACCGCGCCCGTCGCCTGCAGCCCCGTAACAGTAACGGCAGCTGTGCCTGTAACCGTGACAGAGCCTACCGCGCCCGTGCCAGTGGGAAGAGCAGCAAGGCTCTGGCCCCATGGGTCTTCGCCCCAGCCAACACCGGAGGCATCCCACCCTTGGAACGCTACAACGGTATCGGCCATGAACGCTCCTTAAGCGATACGAATGATCGCGTTGGTTGCGTCGGCCGTTGGGAAGATGATGGTAAAAGTTCCACTTGTAGAAGTCTTTGAACCGCCAAAATCTAAAACGCAAACAGTTGGGTCGCCCGAAGCCGTGTCGTTGTAAATCAACGCGCCAGAGGCCGTAATGGTGGCGCTTGTAAACGAAAGGTCAGCAAAATCTGTAAATGCTGTGGTGCTCGTCGACGTAGGGGTTACGTTTGTCAGCGTTCCGCCCCCCGCCGCGTACGTGCCTGAGGCAGCGACCTCGTTGGTAGCCGTGTAGGCTGTGGTGGCCGCCGTAAAAGACGCGCTGCTGGAGTACAGCGCCAGCTTAAACGTGTTGCCCGTGCTGAGGGTAAAGTTGTGAACCGCGCGCATCAGCTCGACCTTAAAGCTGGTACACATGAAGTTTCCAGAAAACGCCATTTTAATCTCCTAGTAAATGGACAAGCTCCGCATGTCCTGCTTCGCGTAAACGATAAGCAATTGTTGAGCGATCCTGCTCAACTGCCTCTTTCAAATAAAACGCTACAACATGCTTGACGCTGTCCTTGAAAGCTCTTGCTTGGGCCTGCACCGCTGGGTGCGACTGGTCCCCGACATAGATGATCTTGTCGGCAGCGCGTGCGGCAAGTTCTTCCACAGACCAGCCTCGGTTTTGAGTGGTCTCGACGTCGACGCTGCCGACAAGAATGGGGGAGGAAACGGTAATCATGGTCCTGGTGAATCCGATTTGAGGGGAATACGAAGCATGCCATCTCGGTACTCATCCCGGCGACGACGGCCCTGTTGTTCAACGCCAAGCCCTTTAATGGCTTCTTGGTAGGAAATCTTGAAATACTCCATCATCTCTCTTGGCCCCTTAGTGTAGCTGTATGCCTGTACCAAACATGCATACAATAACGCTTCAGGGGCATTTATGCTTACCCACGTGGTTGGGTTTGCCGACGACAGCTGCGTTGGACGGTAAATGTATCCCAGCTCCACGCTGTAGTCCTGGTTTGGCGTAGGCGCAACGTAAAACGTGTTTTGGTCCCACACAGCATAGTACTTGGGCGTGCCTTGCGTGGTGCCGTTTGGCCAGTACTCTTTCATGAAGGACGTGTCCCTAAACTCCAAAAACAACTGATCACCACTAGTGGGCGTCAGAATTAAGTACCGATGCGTCAACAGATCAGTGGGAGCAGTCAGAAACCTGTTGCCTTGGGTCATGGTGCCAGTGACTTCTAGCTTGAACACATCCAAGTCAATCTCTCGAAGAATTTGATTCTCCGCCATTGTGATAAAGACGTTGATCACCGGTTCGGTAAAAACATTGCTGCCCACCTCGGTGTAGTTTTGGATGTTGGTGACAAGTTCGTCGTAGGTCATGAGATGCTTACAGTCACTGATCCAACAACACCTTGCGCAATAAGCGCTTGGTCCTGAACATACGGCTGCATATTGGTGCCACCCTGAACACTGCCATAGCTTTGAAAGGCGGTAAAGCCAGGCGCTCCAACAAAGACGGACACAGGTTCAATGCGATCGGGTCGCGGATCGCGCAACGCAATGGCGTCTCCGTTGTAACGCAATGGCTCCAGCTGGGGCTCTTTGGGCTCGTAGTCGTCAGGGCACACCATAAACCCGCGCCAGTTTTTGCGCAGGTTGTTGTACCTGTACCGCTGCCCGCAATAGTCGCAGAGTCCGTAGGAATGTATGCCAGTCGCAAATGCCATGTCATACCCCCAGGTCCGGTACAAACTGCACGCTGGCGGTGTCTCGGTCCTCCAAGGCGGCGCGCTGGAAGTCTTCTTCGTAAATTGCCTTGAGCGCCGAGGCACGGTCTGCAGCAAACTTGAGCGACAGATAGTACGCCAAGCCGGAGGCCAAACACGGTAAAAACCTAAAGTTTACATCCGCCGTGTTGGTGTAGGCCCCTGCGTCTTGGATGCGACGAATGCGGTAGTACACAAAGGTATATCCGGCGGCCGGGGCAGGGTAAAAATATACCTTAGGAATGTTGGTTCGCTCAACATAGAACTGAGCAGGACGGGCCTCCGTGGTCTTGTCAGGCACATTGAGCCAGTCCTCCCGGCTGATGCGCTCGATGTAGACATCGGTGTTGGTGCCTTGGTTGTTTTGGCGAATGACCGCCTCAAGCACGTTGACAACGGAAGCGTCCAATGAAATCTCATTAACGCCGGCCGTCAGCGCAAAAGTAGCCTCCTCAATGGTCCACAAATTCAACCCGCGATTGGCCCAGTCAAGAAACAACAAGTTAAGCGAGCGGCGGGCTGAAGTAAGTTGGTACCCACTGGTTGGCCTCATGCCGCAGCGCTCAAACGCCTCTTCAATTAAGTCATCAATTGACAAGTCAAATGTGGTTGTGTTGGAGGTAGTCATTTGCTGTACAAATTGTCAAATGTCGCTTGTGCATCCATGTACGAGTCATCTTGCTCCGCACAGTGTATCCACTGACCAGGCTTAAAATCAGGTGCCCCTTCCCCTGTTTGCCAAAACGCAGGGCTTGTGACCCTAACGCGATTGTTTGGCAACGCCACAATGTTACCTGTCCACTTGCCTGCATCGGTCAACATCAAAACATGACTCTGTTTGTGCTGCGCAGGACAATCGGCCACCTCGCTCTCCGTGTAATCCACGGTAAACAAGTACCGGCCCGTATAAAACTCGCCGTCAATCTTGCACATCCAAGGACTGGGGCTGGTCCGCGCAAACTTAATCACAGTGTGATGATGCGACGGACAGTCCCAAGGCTGCGCCAGATGGGTAGGCATGCGCTCGGGCCACTCTTCCAATGGGATGTCCCCCACCAGCGCGGTGATTGGCATGCGCGCCCACATAGCTCCCCCATGCACGTTTTCTGACCCGTCTACGTGGCTTTCACACCCTGTAAACACAATCTGAAAACTCAAGCAACGATCCGGCATGACGTTGACCGCAATAACATTTGCGTGCAAGTACTCGCCATGGTACTTCTGATGCATGTGGGTAAACTCGCGTCTAACCCAGCACTTAAAGTACGGAATGTTGCTGATGAGGTATGACATTACTTAGCTTTTTTAGCCATTTTCTTGGCAGCACCGCCAGCAGCGTAACCTTTGGACATCATGCCGCCTGAGGCATAGCCTTTGGCCATCATGCCGCCGCCCATCATGCCCTTAGGCTTTTTCTTGGCGTCGCCACCTTTGGCCATCATTACTGGGCCCGTTTTTTTGCTAGGCTCAGAGATCATTTTGTTTGCGGGGCCGCTTTCAACAGCACCACCACCGCGCGTAGCGGCACCCATTCCACGTCCAGCCATATTAAACTCCTTTTTTCATTGCACGGCCTTTAACGTCGGCCGTTTTACGTTTAACAGCGCGACCCATTTTGTCGCTCATGTCAGAATCTTTCATCATTTTGCCGTCAGGCATCTTGTGCATGCCTGCCATGCCACCTTTTTTCATTTTGCCAACGCCATCAGCCGCAAAAGCAGGCACTGATTTGCCGCCTTTTTTAACCATTTTTAATTTTGAGGTTGCCATTACTACTCCTTACTTTGCTTGCTGAATAAGTTGGTCAATTTTTGCTTCAAGGCGATTAAAGCGCTGGTCAATGTGGTCAGTAATTCTTTGAACTTCTGCTTGAGTAACGTAATCACGTGCTACCTCCTCGCGTGTTTTGTTTAATAGGATGTCCAGCCGTTTGAGGTCGTCAAATTTTTCACGAATGAAAAACCACAACCCGCCGACTGCGGCGGATAAAACGGCGGACCAGATTAAGTTAATGTCCATCAGCATTTCCATCTTGCTAGGGCAGCCGCCTTGCGGGTAGGCTTGCCTTTTTCATCTTTCATTGGCCCCGGCATACCGGACATTCGCGCGCAGAACGAATCTTTGCGCTTGCCGCCTTTGGGCTGGGGTGCTTTCAAGTTACTACCTGTTGCGGCGTTGTACTTGGCACGGCCTTTGGCAGTCAAGCCCGCCCCCTTGGAGACGGGCAATTTCTCGCCACGACCAACCGAAAGGGAAGGCGCTTTCTTGGCCATTACTGCGCAGCTCCACCATAGAAGAACAAAGTCACGCTGGTAATCTCCACGCCAGAGACATCAATAAATACTCCCGAATCAAAGAGAATTCCCATGTCCGGCAAAAGAATGTCAGTGGCTCCGGCCACAGCGGCGGTGGTGAGGGTCAGCAATGCTGTGGCCCCAACAACACTGCCATTCCTTAGCGTAATTGTTCCGGCCGTTGCCGTGTTTGTAAAATAAATGCCGGCTACCCGGGTGCGACCCGCAACGGCATGCGCGTCGACAGTCTTTGTGACTGCCTGAATATTGCTGTTGCTCATGTCCGCTCCTAATTAAGCAGTGCGTGTGAAGACGTATGCTGTGGCGCTTGAGAACATGATGGTAAAACGAGCAACGCCTGTCACGCCCGAGGCAACGGTCAAGTCACCAAAAGAACCGGCAGTGTCTGCGGCAGCAGTTGACAAAATGCCGTTGGTGGCAACAGCAATAGTCACTGTGTTTGCGCCAGCAGTGTTGTCGATGTACAGGTTAAAAATTGTGCCTTTAACTGCTCCCAGTGCTGCTCCAAGCAACGTGCCTGTAGGCAGCGTAATAGCGGTTGCCGCAGCAGATGTAGAAGTAATGTAGCCAGTAGCAACTTCAGCAGCAGTG